ATGGTGCAAAAGGCCATCACCGACATCGCCATTCGTTCCGCCCCCAACCCACCTGCCGGGCACACGATGATCTGGGACACTGCGCCGCGCGGGTTCGGTGTCCGGGTAGGGAAGCAGAGCAAGACGTTCCTGGTCCTTATCGGCAAAGGGAGACGGCACACCATCGGCCGCTACCCTATCATCAGCCTCGCAGAAGCCCGCACCGAGGCGAAGAGGCTCCTCGCTGAGAAGACGCTAGGGAAGACCAAGCCCCGCTTCCTCGCCTACGAGGACGCCCGCACGCGGTTCCTCAGTGAAGCGACGGTGAGACCGTCAACGCTGGCAGGCTACCGCTCCCGCCTCAACCGCATGGACTGGGGACGCAGCAACCTCGCTGACATCACCCCCAGGGACGTGCTCAAGCAGCTCAAGCGCTTTGAGGGGCCGATGGAGCAGCGCTACGCCTTCGTCACCCTGCGACGGTTCTTCAACTGGTGCGTCGAGCAGCATCTCATTGATGACGCCCCGACTGAGAAGCTCACCACCCCAGCGAAGAACGACAGCCGGGAGCGTGTACTCACCCCCGACGAGCTCAAAGCTATCTGGCACGCCTGTCCAGACGATGACTTCGGCAGGATAGTGAAGGTGCTCATGCTCACAGGACAACGGCGCGGGGAAGTGGAGCACATGGTACTAGCCGATGATCTAGTGACCATTGCCGCCGAGCATACGAAAAACAAACGCACCCACACCTTTCCTGTCCCTGGATTAGCAGTAAATCTACTCGATACGCCTCTTAAATGGGTAGGATGGGGAAAGTCTAAGGCGAGGCTTGATACCGCCTCTAAAGTGGCAAAATGGACGCTACACGACCTTCGGCGTACCTACGCTACAGTACACGCCCAGCTTGGCACCCCGCCTCACATCATTGAGGCCCTTCTCAACCACGCTACCGGGCAGATATCCGGGGTAGCTCGCACTTATAACAGGTATCAATACATCGATGAGATGCGCCGCGCGGTCACTGCATTTGAGAACTGGATAACCCCAGTCATTTCGGCTACAGTCCCCTCGCCTGGGCACCAACCGGGCTAGTCGCGGCTAGCTCCCACTGCGGGAGTTTCCGTGATGAAAATACTACTCACAAAGCGTGAAGTGCGTGACCTGGTGCTCTATTCCCCAGCTCACATCGACCGCCTCGAAGCCAAAGGAGAGTTTCCTAAACGGGTGCGCCTGGGGCAAGCGAGGGTTGGGTGGGTGAAGGATGAAGTGGTTACCTGGTTGCAGCTACGCATCAGCGCACGCGAAAGCTCCTAAGTTTTAGGGGCAAGGGGAGCCGGGCATCGTTCCGGCTCCCCTTTTTCATGCACGCAAAAAGCCTCGCGCGACACGAGGCTTTCAGCGTTTTCAGAGAGAACGATGCCCACCTAGGTACATCGCCCTTCCATCATACCATCTCCTTGGTGTAGTACCATACCCACTGGACTAGCACACACAGGAGGCACCATGTCCGAAGTAGCAACCGCCAAGGCCCGCAAGGAAGAAGACCCCGACGCCTTCATGCAAAGGGCTAAAGAACAGCTCACCAAGCAACGCGAGGAAGTGGAAGCACGTCGCGCCGCCATCGATGAAGAGCTCGCTGTCATTGACGGCAAGCTCGACCGCATCGAGAGCTACTTCAACCCGCACCCGGCAACGGTGGAACCGAAGGCGAAGAAGCCCCGTGTTTCCACTGGTACCCGGAAGCCTCGCAAAGCAGGCGTACGTGAAGCGGTGCTCGCCAAGATCGCGGAGAACAAGGACGGCATCAGCCGGAAGGACTTGCTCACTGCGATGGGTGCTACCGACAAGGCGGCTGAGCAGAGCATCAGCAATGCCGTGGCGGCTTTGACCAAGGAGGGGAAGATCACCACTCCTAGCAAGGGTCACTACATGGCTGCATAGACGACAAGGGGCGGCATCCTAACTGGAGCCGCCCTTTACCTATTCAAGAACTCACGCACCCTTTCTGCCGTCCACCTACCACCTACAGACACAGCCAGGTACAAAAACATTATCCCTAGTAGATAAAACGGCGCAGCTAAAAAATCTCTAAATTTAAACATATTGCAAGCAGGGTAGAGTGGGCGCGATAGACCCGGTGTTCCGAGTACGTAAGAATCGTAGGAAACGATCGCTAGAGTATTTCCATACAGATTGCAACATCATGTATATCAGTGGGTGTGCTGGCATAGGTAGCCCGATGCCCTATTTTTCACTACCCTACCGCCACCACTCTACTCTACTAACAATGCGTCGCGGGCTGGTGGGGAAGTGACTTTGTTGGCCTTTTGACCAACGAAGGCTGTACGTCACCTCAAAACAATTGCCTAGCGGCTCCCCCATCAACCAACGACACTACAACTATACCACACATATACCAAAACCGCTCACTTATACACTGACGTATGTTGGTAGAGGCTATTTCCGGCCGGAGGCCAGGAGATACAACGCTTCCCCCTCAACGTGTCCCCGGCTACACGCCGTGACCAACCACGTTTCCAACCTTGCTTCCCTACCGTGAAGACTGCGGCTGCTAAACGTGGTTGGTCACGGCGCTATCGCTAGGACACGTTTCGGGGGACAGTTCTAAAAGACACGGTACAATTCAACTTGGACTTGTTCCTTAACCACAGAACCATCCACCAGATAACCGTGCCACCACACGCGGCTCTACTGGTCTGGTGGTGCTGTGGTTATGGCGCACACCCACATTCTAGGCAGCACAGGGACGGGCAAGAGCACACACGCCAAACACCTTATCAATTCCGCGATACGCGCGGGATGCGGCTTACTATTCCTCGACAAGCATGGCGAGGACGCCACTGACCTACTCGACACTATTCCGAAATCACGGCGCAAGGAAACACTACTATTCGACCCGTACGAGTTTCCGCTTAAGTGGAACCCCTTTGACGTACAGCCACAATACAATTCCCTCACCGCTAAAGCGTTCGTGGCGATGGTCCGCTCACTCGCCAAAATGCCTGACGCTGCTACCGCCAACATGGACATGACCGTACACGCTTCCGTCCTCGCTCTTATCGGACAGGGCACCGTCTTGGACATCCCGCCATTCCTTACCGACCAAGCGGTAAGAGACACATTCACTAGTACGATGCTTAACCGTGCCGGAAAAGAACATTGGGACTTTATGAGCACACTCAAAGCCAGAGATCAATGGGAGCTAATAAAATCAACCTACAATAAGTTCTACCAACTCCGTGCCGACGATGACCTTTCTCGTGTCTTTGATAGCCAAAAGACAAAACTCGACCTGTTTGATGTTGTCCTAAACAACAAAATCCTGATCGCCCGGCTACCTACGGGAGCGCTGGGAGACGAGAATGTGCGGCTGGTAGGGAACATGCTACTCGCACTCACCCAGGTCGCGGCACTGTCCCGCACCACCACCACCCCGTTCTACATCGTGGCCGATGAGTGCCATACGTGGGCACCGGACATCCTCCAAGAGATGCTCACCGGCATCCGTAAGTTCCACGTCAACCTGGTGTGCATCAACCAGTTTGCCAGTCAGCTAGACAACGAGCTGTTTGACGCGCTCAAAGGGAACGCTGAGAGCCACGTCTTCCGGGTATCTGACGATGACGCTCGGCGCTATCAAAAGTGGTTCCCTGAAAACGCACTGTCGGTAAATCTCGAAGACTTGCCTGACTTCACCTACCGAAAATTCCCATGGCGCAAGGGGGACAGAGACGTTACGGTTGTGTCTTTCGACCCGGAGCGATTCCCAGAGAGCCGCCCGTACATCGAAGAGACAATGCGCCGCAATTTCATGTAGGGGGCGGGATGTACGAGGTAGCAGCAAAGGCGTTTCTGTATAGTCCTACCGTATGGACGATGTGTGCTGTGGCTTGGTACCTGAAAAGCCGTCGCCAACTGGTCCCCTGGCACAAGCTAGATGGCGACTGGTTTACAATTCTCTTAGGTATATCGGTTTTTGGTTTCGTGCTCGTCGTGTGGGCGCGTAACTTCCAGCCTGTTTTTGGCCTAGACTGGATAAAGGAGGGCGGTCTCTTCCCCGTGGTGGTTTGGTGGTGCATTACCGTTATTGTCTGTTTTCTACCTAAATCAACACCCTCACCGCTACGCGGTACTGATAATTCTCAGCGTCGCTTGAAGTAGGGTTGCCTGTCATGGAATATGTGGTTGGGATTGTAGCAATACTAGTAGCGATTGGCACATTTTGGATTGGCATTGAGTGGTATATACGACCTCCCTACAAAAGCCCTTTTGAGCCCATACTCCCGTCCCATATTGCAATGTTCATATTTGCTGCGGTTATGTCCACTATTGGAATCCTTATATTCACACATCCATCAATGTTGATTGGCTTCATCGGTTACCTATTACCATTTATCATGGCGGTGACGGTTATTTTTATGTTTGTAGATGCGGTCCGCTTCCAGCGCTTTCTACATCTCTCACAACCCGAGGCGGTCCCTGCACCACCTGAGCCTGTAGAACCAACTAAACCCATCATTCCCGAAAACCTACGTACCCAACACCACTGGGTAGTAGGGCCACCTGGTTGGGGGAAGTCACAGCTTTTTCAAAATATGGTTTTGGACGATTTGGAGACTAATGCCGCCATCGTGGTGATAGACAGCCAAAACGACCTCATCAACAACCTAGCGAGGCGCATACCGTACGACCGCCTTATCCTGATTGACCCGGCTACCTGTCCCCCGGCTTTCAACGTGTTTGCAGGCACCACAGCGAACCTCACGAGCCGCGTAGCCCTCCTTACCTACGCCCTATCGGCTATCGGCGCTGAGATGACCTCAAAGCAGCAAGGGATGTTCGACTACCTTTGCCGCTACATGCTGAGCACCCCGAGCACGATGGGTGACTTCCTAGAGGCCCTCCAGAACCCTGCCTCCATCGTTCGGCTTGCCGACATGGGGCCAGTGGAGAGAGGCTTCTATATGGAGTACGCGAACCCTAAAGGGGAATACCGTGACAGCCGTGGGGAAGTCGCACGCCGCCTCCAGGCACTTCTGGCTGACAAGACCCTGCAAACCATGCTCATGGCCGATGAGATGAGTATTGATATCAACAAGGCGTTAGACAGCGGGAAGGTCATACTCATCAACACCGCTAAGGCGTACATGGGCCAGAGACAGGCCATGCTCTTTGGTCGCCTCTGGATAGCGCAGATACTCAATGCGATGATGCAAAGGGAAGGCACCAGGCGGCGGACGTATATGTACATTGACGAGTACGCCGATTACGCCAGTGAGGACGCTATCCTGCTTGACCTCTTCCGACAGACTAGGAAGTTTGAGCTGGGCATGATCGTAGCGCACCAAACCCTGTCAGACCTACCGGCAAAGCTCCGCGACGTGATGATGGGTACCACGGCGATAAAGATGTGCGGGGGAGTGTCGGCTAGTGACGCTGCGGTATTCGCTAAGCAGATGCGCGTTGATACCAGTTACCTAGACAGAGTGAAGCGCGGCACGTTCGCAGCGCACTTCCGTGACATTGGTTTTCGTGAATACCCGGTAGAGTTTGGGCGGCTGGAGAAGGTACCACCACTCCAAAACCTCAAACAGATACAGGCTGAGATGCGGGAGCTCTACGGCCCGAAATCTCGGCAACCCGAGACACCCCCCGAAGTGAAACAGACCCCTCTCAAAACACCAAAACCTACAACTGATGGAAAAACCTTCATGGTTGAAGATTAGCCTTGTTTATAGCCTTATCTCGGCCCCTTCCCTGTTAGGTGTATGTCGCTCTAAAAAGTTTCTGCCCCTCTCCTACCCCGTTTTGACCGGCACACCCGGTGGGGGAGTGGGGGAGTAACAAAGCGTGATACTTCCTCACTCACATCCATAAGCGACACTTGTCTCATACCGTCCCATAGCAACCGTTGTCCTTGACTGTCCGTGATACAATCAAGGAAATATGGAGCCAAAGAAGCGTATCGGACGGTTTGCCCGTGGGCCGAAGCCACCCAACTACGACCTCACGCAGAACGTCCTTGACATACTCGCCATCGCCGCCCGGTACGACACGGTGCAGACTTCGCGCTTTTATAAGCTGCTGCCCGCCCGTAGCCCTAAGCGTATCCGCATCCAGCTCAAGCTCCTCTACCGCAGCGGGTATATGGGCCGTCGCACCGAGCAGCGGGCCAACCCCTTTGCTGAGGTGCAGCACTTCATCACCCCGGAGGGCCGTGCCCTTCTCAAAGGCCATGGCATCGAGCCGCACCAGGTGGTTGCTCACTTCACCCAGCCTCCCGGTGAAGCCCGCCGCTACCACACCCATCAATTGAAAATCTGCGACGTGCTGGCTTCCATCGAAGCGGGTGCGGGCAAGGCGTTCATCACCCAAGAGGAGCTGCTGGAACACAACGAGCTCCCTGACCCGCTGAAACTCCCCTGCACCTTCACCTACACTTTCCCAAGCGGCCGGGTGGAGACGTATAGCAAAGGGGTACGAGCTGACGGCTTCTTTGCCCTCGATACAGACAAGCGACGCTACTACGTACTGGAAGCGGAGAACGAAAGCCGCCCTCGAAGGTCGCACTTCCGCGCCTCTTCCTTTCTACGCAAGGTGCTCGCCTACCAGAACATCATCGTAGAGAGCAAGGTGTACCAAAAGCAGCTAGGTATTGAGAACCTTCGGGTACTGGTGACTGCTGCCACCATGGAGCAGCTACGGGGGAAGATTGCAGTGGTAGAGGAGGTGGCGGGGAAGTCTAATATCTTCCTGTTTCAGCTCGATACTACCATTGACCTATTTAGTGTCCCTTGGTTGCGAGCTGGCCTCCCTGCTATACGACTAGATACAGGCGAGGAGGTGTTACTATAAACCACGGACGTACAACCCGTGGAGGTGCAAAATGTCCAGTTACCAGTACGACTTTGCCAAGATAAAAGCGGAGCATAGCATCGAAAGTGTTGCTGCGCGGCTGGGCCTCAAGCTCAAACCGCATGGTGCCGCCTTCCGGTGTCAATGCCCTAGCGGCGAGGGGGATGAGCGAGGCATGGCGATTACCCCCGCAAAGAACGCTTGGTACAGCTTCCCGGCCCAAAAAGGCGGGGACGTTCTGAGCCTGGTGTCGTTCGTGCGCGGCTGTTCTCCCAAGGAGGCAGCGGCCTACATCGTCGGCAACCAGGCCACATCGCCGGAAAAGAGCACGAGGGGAGACAAGCCCAGTGAGGGCTTCAAGCCTCTCGACTACCTTGAAACTGACCACGAGGCGGTGGTGGCCCTTGGCATCGAGCCGGAGGACGCCAAGCGCATCGGGTGTGGCTTCGCACCACGAGGCATTATGAAGGGGAAAGTCGCGTGGCCAGTGCGGCTGCCTGACGGAACCCTCATTGGGTATCTGGGCGTCACTGACGTGCAGCTCCCATCGTCGTGGAAGTTCTGACTTCTTGGCCCCGCATGTGATTGCGGGGCCTTTTTTTGTATTAAAGCGTGATACCTCCTCATAGTTGCTCATACTGCCCGCCCCACTTGCAATTATTTTGTGCTGCACTTACGTCACGAGTGGGAGAAACGCTTAAGACACTCCCATTAAACTAGTATGACCAACCGACTTGACGAGAGGTTACTCGACCTCGCCCAGCAGATTAACTGGGACAACTGGGAAGATGAGGAGGCAACCACAGACGGACGAAAACGATACATGAAGGTTACAGACGTGCTCTACTCCCGCTTGGAGTGGATGGCAGACATGGCCAGAGAAAACAAAGAGGAGAACGAGGAACACCTAGAAACCATCAAGATGGTACAAGAATTACTAGCGGCTGTAGAAAGCCCAAAAAACTAACGCTTATGGGTTTAGATATGTATCTCTATCGGAAGCGCAAGCCAACGGTAGGCAAAGTGAAACCAAAGGTGGTGCGGAAAGGTGATGCTGCCGCGCCCAGCGAGGTAGGACAGGAAGAGCCGAAAGAGGAAATAGGTTATTGGCGCAAGGCGAACCAGATACACGCCTGGTTTGTGGATAATGTACAAGGAGGGAAGGACGATTGCGAGGAATACGGCGTATCTCGCAGCCAACTGGGTCAACTACTAGCTGCTGTTAAAGAGGTGTTGGACAACTCTAAACTTGTACCTGGGAATGTGTCCGTGGGGCAATCTTGGGAGGGTGATGGGTGGAAGGACACCATCGTGAACGGTCAGGTAGTGGAAGACCCAACGGTTGCGAAGGAGCTGTTGCCAACGCGAGAAGGCTTCTTCTTTGGCTATTACCACTACGATGAACACTACATCGCAGACTTACGCCAGACCGAAAAAATCTTAAGGCTTGCACTGGACTCCCCGCTGGACACGATGTTCACCTACCAATCCTCTTGGTAAACGCGCCGACGTGACTAGCTGGTGATAGAGAGCGCCGGGCACCCAGCCCGGCGTTTTTTATTGGCACGCGTAGTGGCCTGTATTAGTCCTACAAAAACAGGTGCGGCATATCGGTCGTTTAACAGCCTGCATTGTGATCGCTGCGTTATTCCCATCTATACCAGTTATAAACATGTTTCGCGGCCCCACTTGTTTCGCGTAAGCCCCACATTCACGGCAAGGGTAATCGCGGTTTTTAGTACTGACTTTCGGCTGAAATGTAGGCATGGCATGGTAGTATAACAGGCAGTACCGTTCCTCAACATAGGAGACTGCCATGAGCCTCATCATCCATGCCGGAGCCCGGCTGGTGGACTACGACGAACTGCGCCAGGTGGACACGCCCAAGGCTACGGCCTCGCATGTCCCCCTCCCGCACCACGAGCTCGTGAACATGGTTCGGTATGCCCTCGGCTACCACCAACACGAGATTGTCGAAGAGCACCACGCCATCATGCCCGATGGTCAACGCTACTTCGGTGTCATGTCCCTGCGTTCGCCCTACGGCGACTACGTGGACACGCTCGGCCTCCGCAATAGCCACGACAAGAGCTGGCCCGTTGGTCTGGCTTTCGGCTCGCGGGTGCTGGTCTGCGACAACACGGCCTTCAACGGCGAGACGGTGGTGAAGCGCAAGCACACCATCAACGCCCGCCGCGACCTCCCTGGCATCGTCATGGAGATTGTGGAGCCGCTCCAGCAGAAGCGCATCGCCCAGGCGCACCAGATCGACAACTACCGGGGCCGCCCCATGCTGGAACCCGAGGTGCATGACGCGATCATGCGCTTCTACAAGCGGGGTGCCATCAACCAAGGCCGTATCCCGGATGTCCTGGAAGCCTACGAACGGCCTCCGCATGATTGGGGCGGGGAGACTGCATGGAGGCTCTTCAATGCCGCCACGTACGCCCTGCGCGGCAAGGTGGCTGAGAACCCCCAAGCCACCCAGACCATCCACACGATCATTGACGGTTTCTGCGAGACCGTCTGACTACAACGGCCCTCAACACCATGGGGGCCGTTTCTTTGTCGCTTTATGCTATAGTATTTACATATGGCAAGAGCCAAAAAGCCAAAGAAAACTAAGAAGCCCGCCGATGTCGCTGAACTTGTTGTAGTTCCTGACCCAGAGCAGCCGATGGGTCGGCCCTCAGTCTTCACCCCAGAACTATCTCAGAAAATCTGTGCACGTTTGGCTGAGGGTGAAAGCCTCCGCTCTATTTGCCGTGGGTATGACATGCCCGCCATTTCAACAGTCATGTACTGGCTATTGGACGAGGATAAAAAGGACTTTCTGGAACAATACAAAGTGGCGCGAGATATCCAAGCTGATCTAATGGTGGAGGAAATGCTTGAAATTGCTGATGATGGTACCAATGACTACATCGAGAAATACCGTCAGGACGGTGAGATCTTTACCGTCGTTAACGCCGAGCACATCCAGCGCTCACGCCTACGGGTTGACACTCGCAAGTGGACCGCTTCAAAGCTCAAACCGAAGAAATATGGTGACAAGTTGGACCTAACCAGTCTCAACGAAAAGCTACCTACCCCTCTTTTAGCCTATGCACTACTCGATAACGACAGCGACCCGAAAGGTACTGAGGCTGCGTAAGCCTCTCCAGGTGCTCCAGGGTGGTACTAGTGCGTCTAAGACGATAAGTGCTATTTCAAAACTCATAGACCTGTCTCAGCGGGACAAAACACCAAAGTTAACTTCAATCATGGCTGACAGCATCCCAAACCTCAAACGAGGTGCGATGCTCGATTTCCAAAACATCATGCAGGGCCACGGCTACTGGAAGGACGCCCGCTGGAACGCCACGGATCGTAAGTATCGGTTTGAGACCGGCTCCATCATCGAGTTTTTCAGTACCGATGACGGCGACAAGCTACGTGGTGCTCGCCGGGACCGGGCGCTTCTGAATGAAGCCAACAACAATCCCTTCTCAGCCTTCGATCAGACATTCGTGCGTACGCGCGAGCTCTACATGATCGACTTTAATCCAAGTTCCGAGTTCTGGTTCCACAATGAGATTTTGGGTCACTGGCCGCAGGAAATGTATGACCACATCATCCTCACCTATAAAGATAACGAGGCCCTAGAGCCCGAGGTTGTCCGCAAGATTGAGATGAACAAGCACCGCGAGCAGTGGTGGCGCGTGTATGGCCTTGGTCTCCTAGGTGAAGTCTCAGGGCGCATCTACACCGGCTGGCGGGAACTTGAATCTATACCTTTTGAAGCCCGCTTGCGTACCCGTGGGCAGGACTTCGGCTACACAAACGACCCTACCGCGATCATTGCTATCTACGACTACAATGGCGGTATCATCCTAGACCAGGAACTTTATCGCACAGGGATGAAGAATAAACCCATCGCGAACCACATTCTTGCCCTTCCAGAGCCAGGCACATTGGTAATTGCTGATAGCTCAGAGCCTAAGTCGATTGCCGAGATAAGGGATTTTGGCGTGAATATCATCGGTGCCGAGAAGGGACCGGGCAGCGTCAACCAAGGTATCGACTATCTCCAGTCTCAATCGATCAGCTACACCAAGCGCAGTACCGACCTAGCCAAGGAATATCGGAACTACGTTTGGATGATGGATAAAGAAGGTAAGAGCCTGAACGTCCCAGTAGGAGGCTTTGACCATGCCCTAGATGCCGTCAGGTATGGTGCGGTACGCAAGAAGGCGGGCCTCCTCATCGCATAGGATATAATCTAGCTATATGCCTAATCTAATAAAGCGGCTGTTCAGGGGAAGGACCAAAAATTTAGCGCTCTTAACCGGGGTTAATCAGACATTTTCAGGCTTCGACAACGCGGCCGACATTCAGAACATTGGCTCATACAAAGACAGCCTCTACCTCTACATTGCCGTATCGAAGATCAGTAAGCGTGCCGCTGGCATTCCCCTTGAGCTCTACCGCATCAAGAACAAGCGCGGCGACGTGGTGGAGGTGTTCGATCACCCTATCCTCAGCCTTTTAGGCACACCCAACCCTTTCGAGACACAGCGCCAGTTCCTAGAGCTCGCCTTCACCTACTACCTGCTATCAGGTGACTGCTTCATATACACCCATCGTGAGAATGGCCGGATTACGCAGCTTCTATCGCTTCGCCCCGACCATGTGCAGATTGTGCTCTCTCCAGATCAGACCACCATTCTCTCCTATGAGTACAACCACGGCACAGTGGTCCGCTTCCGCCCGGAAGACATTTTGCATATCAGGAATATTGACCCGATCAACCCATTGCGTGGTGTCGGGGTAGTACGCCCAGCGAGCTCACGCATCCTCACCGAGCAGGAGGCCACCAAGTACCAGGCGAAGTTCTTCAAGAACCAAGGACGCCCAGACATGGCGGTCTTTGCCGATCAGGTGGTGGACGAGGAGGCAGGGCACACCTTCCGTGCGAAATGGAAGAGCATCTTCGGCCGCGGAGAGGGAGGCCAGGTGGCGGTCTTCGGCAGCAACATCAAGGCAGTCCAGGAGCTCAACAAGACCCCGAAAGAGATGGACTTCATCGAGACGCAGAAGTTCTTGCGTGATGACATCCTCGCCGCCCTGCATGTCCCGAAGGCCATGGTCACGTCAGACGATGTGAACCTCGCCAACGCCAAGGAAGCCTACCGGATGTATCTCCAGGAGGCCGTGGTCCCCGTATTCGAGGCATTCATGGACATCCTCAACAACCGCCTGGTTCCCCAGATGGATGAGGCTGTCTTCTTCGCCTTCACCGATCCGGTCCCGGTAGATCGAGAGCTCAAGCTCAAGGAAACGACCGAGCTCAAGAAGGGCGGCATCATCACCGCCAACGAAGCCCGGTCTATGTACGACTACCCAGCGCTAGAAGGTGGGGACGAGCTCACCAACACGCCGTCGCCAGCGGTCCCTAGTGAGGCCGTAAAAGAGCAGGCCAAGCGCTTCCTACGCGCCCGACCGTCGTTGGTCCGCAAGCTCGCAGCCATCGAGGAAATCGTGAACCTCACGCTCATGACGCAGCCAAAGCGCAGCATGAGCAGCATCTTCGCCACCAAGGCCCTCAAGGAAGGTTATGCGAAGGCGTACAACGAGAAGGCTGACCGCAAAGCCGATGTCTTCAAAGAGGCAATCGACGCCTTCCACAAGGGAATGCTGGAACGCATCCTTGCTACCGACCTCACACCCGGCCTGTTTATGGACGTAATTGGCGAGAAATCGCTCGCTAAGGCCACTTTCACCCCGATTATGGTGAAGATGTACAAGGAGAGTGGTCAGGAGGCGCTAGACGCCCTTTTCCGCAAGGCTGACGACCAATTCTTTACCAATGAGGAGTTGTTGGCATCGATGGAAGGCCGAGCAGCGTTCTTCACCGGCTCGATCATCGATACCACGTACGAGGTGCTCAAGAGCAAGATTGTGGATGGGGTAGCAAACGGAGATGGCATCGACAAAATCGGCCGCTCTATCCGTGACTACTTCGACGATATGACAGTGAAGCGAGCTAAGACTATAGCTCGCACCGAGACAGGCTTCATTCTCTCCAAAGCCACCAATGACGCCTACAACCAGAGTGCCGTGGTGGTAGGAAAGGAATGGATTAATGTCGGGGATGACAATGTGCGGGATGACCACAAGGATGTGGCGTCAGGTGGCCTTAATGGAGGTGTGATTGTAGCGAAGGGCGAGGCGTTCCCGAATGGGGAGCACTACCCAGCGGAGCACTCCATTTCATGTCGTTGCGTTTTGGGGCCTGCTGTATAGCTAATTCACTAATGACTATATGGCTCACTCACAACAAACAAAGGATAAAATTCGCAAAGCATTAATGGGAAACAAAAACTCCGCCGGTGTTATTCCATCAGAGAAAACACGGGAGCTAATACGACAGACTAAGCTGGGGAGTAAAAACCCTAATTTTGGTAAGCCCTCGCATAATCGCGGCAAGCCAATGTCCGCGCAATCTCGAAGGAAGTTATCTGCTTCGAGGATGGGGCAGCCCGCCTGGAATAGAGGTCGGCGCGGACCATTCAAAAACATGAATACCACAGGTTTAGCGAAAGGCCGAGGCTGGAACAGGGGTATCCGAAAACCAGAGGATCAGTGCAGCTCCCCCAGAAACGCTCGTATAAGGAGAAGCGCTGAATATGATCTATGGCGAAGGTCAGTATTTTACCGAGACGGCTTCAAATGTATATGGTGTGGAACAAAGAGGGAGCTACAAGCAGATCACATAAAGCCATTCGCATATTTTCCCGAGCTGAGGTTTGCAATAGATAACGGTCGGACATTATGTAAGCCCTGCCATAAAACAACGGACACATACGGCCATAAAGCACGCCGTTTTAGCCATCTGTTATAATCTGCATATGAAAATCGAGCTCAAACAAAAAGCAGCACAGGAGATGATCGGCAAGCGTGTTGATATCGACATCGTGCAGCGAGCAGTCACCCTCGATGAGAAGCGCCACACAGCCATCTTTGTCATGTCTACCTGTAGCGTAGATCGTCACGGCGACATTGTTGACCAGGACACCTGGCGCTTAGAGCACTTCGAGAAGAACGCCCCCCTATTCTTCAATCACCGATCAAGCGACTACCCTCTCGGGAAGTGGCTACGGGTATGGCTTGAGAACGACCCAGAAAACCCAGGTAAAAAGATGCTTCTAGGCGAAGCTGAGTTTGCCGTAGCGGTTCACCCCGACATCCAGCGGGCATGGGATCACCTAGTACGCGGCGACCTCAACATGGTCAGTGTCGGCTTCATGCCGCATATCGTTGATTACGACGAAGAGAGTGACTGTTTTGTCCTCAAGGAGTGTGAGCTTATCGAATGCTCACTGGTAGGCATCGGCTCTAACCGTCGCGCACTCATCAAATCCGCTGAGGAAACAACTCAGACCCTTATCGATACTAAAAAGCAAATCGAGGAAAGCATCGAGGTGGCTGACCCTGCGATAGCTCGCAAGCGCAACGCCATAGAGCTTTTGAACAAGGCAATCCGACAACTTAAAAAGTGAGCAATACCACTCTACCCCTGAAATGGGTGCTCTTTTAATCAATAACTTTATTGTTATGTTGAAGTTTTTTAAGCTCATCAACGGTAAGAAATTTTACTGTGATGAGAAAGGCGCCCTCGTTAAGAAGGATGGCGCTGACGTAGAGGTAACTGCTGACGATACAACTGCGGTTGATATCGAGAGTGGTGTTGATGAAGCTACCAAAATGCTCTCCGAGGCCATGCGTAAAGCTATGGCGACTGGCGACACTGCGGTAGTAGCCCAAATTGAGAAGACTACCGAAGCGGTAGAGAAATTCTTTGATGCTGTAGCGACGAAGGCTCAAGGGAAGACCGCAACTGTAGTGGCCCAGACCGAGCAGAAAGCGTCGTTTGACGTCGAAGCCGTCACCAAGGGCTTGAAGGACGTCGCTACCAAGACTGGTAGTACCGTTCAGTTTGAGATCAACAGCAAGGCCGACCTCGATTACCTCGCTAAGAGTGTATCGAAGGTGTCTTTGACTGGTGATGTTATCCTACCTGACCTTGACCCAGCCCTTACCCGAAACCCTGTCCGTGATGTGTTCATTGAGCAGATCGCTGACACGGCTGAGACAACCTCGGACAACGTGTCATGGGTAGAAGTGGTGACTGAGACTGGTGCGCCAGCGTCAACCGCTGAGCTCGCAACCATGCCTGAGAAGGACTTCACCTTCCAGGAGTTCAAGAAGCCAGTGCAGAAGATTACCGTCACGAACAAGCACTCTGTTGAGCTTCTTAATGATGGTCCAGGGCTTGTAGCTGCAATCAAGAGCTTCCTAGCCGAGGATGTGAATATCGTCACTGATACTCAGCTTCTCTCTGGTAACGGTACCGCTCCGCAGCTCCAAGGCGTGCTTGGTGTATCAACTGACCTTAACTCACTTATCGGCGCTCAAATCCTTGTAGGCGCATCGCACTTTGACGTGCTTCGCATCGGTCTTACTAAGATTGCGACGACAGGTAAGGGCAAGTTCCGCGCTACCAATATCATCCTTAACCCGATCGATATCGAAGCTATGGACCTTACCAAGGACACGACCGGCCAATACGTCCTACCTCCGTTCTATACCCGAGATGGTATGCGTGTAGGTGGCGCTGTAGTAATCGAAAACATTGCAATCACTGCTGGTACCTTCCTCATGGGAGACTTCCGCAAGCTGCATGTTCGTCGAAAGGGTGGCGTAGAGATTGAGATCACCAACTCTGATGGTACCGACTTTGTGAAGGACATCATCACAGTTAAACTCCGACGCCGTCTCGCCTCTTACGTACGAGCAAACGACAACGGAGCCTTCTTGACTGGTACCTTTGCTACTATCAAGACTAACCTAGCCTCATAGTATGACTGTTGGTCAAATTATTGAGCATTACCAAGGCACATTCGCCAAGGTAATCGCGGTAGGAGAAGGTGGCCTAACTTGGCTTAGTGCCTGGGTGAAGACCCCAGAGCTGGCCGAGCAGGAGACGGTAGCTATCACATGGCTCAATGACTACGGTCTAAACCAGGTGATGAAGGGTGGATTGCACGTAGAGGGAGCAGAAGTAGCAGAAGCCGAAGGGGAAACCCCGAAGAAGAAAGCTAAGTAGCTCGCTTGGGGGCCGATACGTCGGCCCTCAGCCCGAGCTCCGCAGCATTACCAAGCTAAGCCCATCGCCATGGACGTAGAGATCATCAAGGTGGAACCGAAACGTGACCTCATCGAGGTGACGGTTTTGCTGTCTAACGCTTCGTACTTCCGCTTTCAGGTACGTACGAAGGCAGAGATGGAGGCTAAGATACGGGAGATGATTGCCAACCTCGCCGCCCGCGACCAGGCGCTTGAGGAGATCGTCCCCGGCCCTGTCACCCTGACCCCCGTCCCACCCTCGCCAGATGCCAAGAAACCGCCCCTAGAGGCGTTGCGGGAGGAGCTGGCGGTGTTGATCCAGGAGGAGGCTCTTGGCGTGCCCCAGCCCGAGGTTTTGGCCGCTAAGCGTGCCGCATACGTGGCGATCAGGGATGCTAAGGTGTCTGAGCCGATCAAGGAGGGGGAGCTCACTAAATCCTAGCCATGCCTTCCTGTGTCCCACCATTCACACCCGGATCATCCCCTTATTCCGACGCTGCCCGTCCATATAATCCAGCGCCATCCCCCTACACTGACGCCATAAGCCCGTATTCTGCCGCAGCGCAGCCATACGGTGATTTGTGTGTTGCTCCGGTCTCCATCAAGCTGTTCCAGGACGGCGAGGTATACTTATTCCAAGATGGCAATACCTTCATTTTTAACTAGCCTATGCAAAGAAAACTCACTGATCTAGCTGCCATAGCCACGCTTAATGATGCGGATTTGCTGCATATCGTGGATGTATCCGACACTACCAGCGATCCGGCTGGTACCTCATTCAAGGTGACGGTAGGGCAGCTCAAGGCTACTTTCCGGCCGACAGTAGTGGACTTATCCGAGGCCGTGGACGGCATAACCGCCAGCTTCTCCGTACCATCAGAACCTCAGTACATCGTGGTAAATGGTGCGACCTATTTTAAAGACGCAGGATTCACTTACACCCCCCTTACCGTCACGCTCGATTTCGTCCCAGACATAGGGATGTCGCTCAGGGCTATAATATAACCATATGAAAAATATCACCTTTACCATTGTCGTACTTCTTTTACTGATTTCGCCAGTCATCGCCGCAGGACAGATTGCCCCACTATCCACCAAGCAAGGTGGTACCGGCACCACCACAGCCCCTACGCTAGGCCAGGTGCTCGTAGGAAGGGCTAACGGCACCTACGGTCCAGTCTCAACCTCATCGCTAGGCATTTCGGGAGGTGCCGGGAGCAGCCTGTGGGAATTTGTAGGCGGTGCACTACGGCCTCTTACAGCTTACTGGGGTGTTCCAATAAGCGTTGCAAACCTCATCTCGACATCGAGTGCACCCAGTAGCTTTGTGGGAAGTGTGGGCATTGGTACCACCTCGGCCGGTAACGAGCTCGAAGTAGTATCTGGTGACGGTATTTCCGCAATAAGGCTGACAGAGACGACTGGTGCCGATTCACAATGGGAGTTACGAAGCCATAATGCGACCCCTTCAAGTGGGCTTACCATTTGGGGTGGTGTAATAGGGTCAGAAACTACTCCATTCACGATAAGCTCAGCCGGTAATGTCGGTATAGCCACTACGAGTCCTGCATCTAAAATCCACATTGAGAGCACATCTGAGCAATTACGTCTCGGCCACAACGGCAATGCGTACGCCTCATTTACTGCGGATTCTAGCGGCAACATTAACGTAAACCCTACTGGCAGGAACTTCAATGTATACACTGGTGGTGCCGATGCCGCCATAATAGTCGGCCGCGCAGTAAGTGAACGCATGCGTATTGTGGTTGATGACGGACACACCTTTTTCACAGCTTCACAAGACGAAACTGACGGAACCAGTCATGGTGTGTATTTCAACATTGTGAGCAGCTCCACTGGTCGCCACGACTATGTCTGGCAGCGTGCTGGTATCGATAAAATGCTTTTCAATTCCGACTTTGGGTTTCTTGGCATCGGCACCAGCTCACCATCCGCTCACCTCACCGTCTCCGGCGACATGCGCCTCACTGGCCGCTTCGCTGACAGCTCATCCTCTACGGGTACTGTGGGCAGCGTCCTCACCGCGACAGCAAACGGCACCGCCTGGGTGGCTACCAGCTCGCTGGGCATCGCAGGAGGGGGTGGCGGCGGCTCTGGCACGGTCAACAGCGGCAACACTGGGGAGCTGGCTTGGTACGCAGCCACAGGCACTGAGGTAACGGCCACCTCTAGCCTCGCAATACGCCTTGTAGACAGCATTTGGACGTTCTTTGTGAATATGGCTCGCACCATCTTCTCCGGCGATGTGACTATTCTCGGGAAGACCCAGCTAGCCACTTCGACGTACTACGGCGCAACATCTAGTGCCGCCCTATTCATCGACGGCATCATGAACGAGGGTACGTGGGTGCGAGAGAATTGCACCACGCCAACCGCGGAAGTCACCCAGGTAGCGGCTGACACCCTACGTGGTTGTGGTCGCTATGCGTACCTCGAAGACGCTAACGGCGTAATCGACTTCGTGGCCCCGACCACTGGCTCAACCACCTACTTCCGCCTCCGACCAGGTGCGCTTGGTACGGTGACAGCCGCTGGTGACGGTATGGGCATCGGCTGGGCCTCTGGTATCGACTTTGGTGACATCCAGCGAAACCGCGTCATGTTTGAGTTTGGCATCAAGCAGGATGCTATCGCTAACGCCACCTCAACAGTTGTCGTGGCGGGTATCACTGACAAGCTGGGTGTCTCAACCGACTTCGCTACTGAACCAGCACAAGGCGTCTATATCATCGCTACCAGCACCACTGCTAACTGGCTCGTGGCTTGTAACCCATCAACGGGCGGCACCACCTACATCAACACCGGTATCGCATCCTCATCCTTCCCTAGTGGTAACCTCAACCCATTCACATACTTCTTAGGCGAAATACCAGTAACAAGCGTGAGTAACACCGCTGTCCAATTCATCATCAAAGCACGTACGCAAGCGAACAACGTCTATACGGAAGTCGCCAACTGCACCATGAACCTATCTGCATCCACACAGCTCGTGGCACCAACTGCGGGTATCGGAAAGTCAACGGCGGGGAGTGCATCCGAGCTCCACGTTTCATGGCTCAAGTTTGGGTATAACCAGCCGTCATTCTAGGTATGAATTGGCGCGTCTGTATAGTATCGGCGGTGATACAATGGCTAGGTAATATGGAATCGACCTTTATATCAGCCTCAACCGTAAGCTGCGAATAGTATGCTGTACACCACTAAGGACGCCGTAGAGAAGTACCTACTCACCGAGATCGACGACGCCTATAACGACCAGCTCGATAGCTGGATTGACGCTGTTTCGCAGTACATGGACACGCATACCGGCCGCAAACTGGTAGCCGAGACAGCCCCGGAGACCCGGAAATACGATGGGAATGGTACCGAGGAGCTACTTATTGACGATGCTCACACCATCACAGCCGTCACCATCGACGGGGTAGCCGTCACGCCATACCAGTACCCTGCCAATAAACCGCGTAAAAATAGGCTGGTTTCAGAAGACCCCCTGTGGATAACTGGCCGCCAGAACGTCGAAGTGACCGGGAAATTTGGCTACTATGCCAGCCTTGCGGACGCTCCAGCCATCCAATTCGCCGCCACTGTCCTGGTAGCGGGCATCGTTAACCAGTCGAAGAACCAGGATGACGGCGTACAGAGCGAGAAGATCGGGCAGTTTACCGTTGTCTATAAGGATTCAGAGCAACGGGCACAGTACAAGGCCGCATTGAAGACGCTAGACGCCCACAGGACCCTCTCATTCTAGCGATATGTTGGATACCTACTTCACTAGCACTATCGCCATCTCCCGGGGCAGCGTGACGGGCAATAAGACCACCTACGCTCAGGTATCGAGTGGGGTGCCTTGCCATATCCAGCCGACATCAGGGGAGCTAGCGCCAGGCCAATTTGGCCGGTTCAGCAAGAACTTCCTCATCATGTCCCGTGTGGAGCTGCGGATCGGCGACAAGCTCATCGACGGTGCCGGAAAAGAGTATGAGGTGGATGCCGTCCAGAAGCTGACCTTTCGCAGCAAGACCCATTACGAGGCTCAAGCCCGAGCGTCATGAAGGTAGGCGTGGAGGTGGACATCCGGCAGGTCTCTAGGCTCGCCGATGGCTTTCCACGGGCCACTAAGGCGCAGCTCGCTGAGTTCACCGAGAAGGTGGGGAGCAAGATCGAGCGCGAGGCGAAGGTCTCCATGCGGGCCAACGTCGCTGGCCCCGATCAGGCCAGGTCTCGTACTGGCAATCTAGCCCGGCAAATCCGCTTTGTTCGAGGCGGGGAGTTATCTGGAGCGGTCAAGGCATTCGCTAACTACTCCCGCTTCGTGCACGGAGCGCCATACCATGAGAACCGCGTGAAGAAGGGTGGTGGGAGGCGAAAGGAAAACCACTTCTTCACTACCGCACTAGCCAACGCCGACCTATTCATCAAGAGCGAAACCGCCAAGATTATTCCTGGTATCATTAAACGTATATGAGCTATCTACCAGAGGACATTCGAGAAGCGATTATCACTCGCATTACCGCTGTATCAACCGCTCATGCGGTGTTTTATCGCGCTCCTGTAGATCAGTACGATGCCTACCCAGCCTATGTGCTGGAATATGGCACCACTGAGAATGCCTGGACATCTAACGGGTCAGACCGAAAGCAATTCGGTTTCAATCTGTATGTCGTGTACAAGATCGACGAGACCGAAGCCTCCCGCGAGCTGGCTGAAAAGGCGATATCCGATGCTGTCGGAGAGCTCTACCGGGATGTGTTTGAGAAGCCCGGCGACCTTAACCTCCCAAATGGCTGGGTACGCCTCAGCAATGTCTCATGGGGTTATGGAGGAGGCGGGGATATTCCTATGCGTATGGCCATGTTGCAACTGGAGGTGACGGTGCATCAAGATCGGTCATAGTGGCCGTGGTATCATTGCTATATGAAGAAAGACATAAATACAAGGGCAGATGCACGCACCTCAGATGTCATCAGGGCTGTTGACGGCTTAACTAGCTACAACTTCCCAGAGCTTGGGGTGACGGTAGAGGCAGCGGATTATCAGGAGGCGTTGGAGAAGGCGAAGAAGGTTTATAAAGAGACTAAGATTTAGTATATGCCATTAGTACGTGGAGAAAGTATTGCAGTAGGATTAGCCGCTGAGACAGTGCGTGGCACCTTCGTAGCAGCTCAGGACTATATCCGAGCGCGTGAGCCGATCATGGCTCAAACCGTTGTTGAAAAGGTAGACATCAAGGAGACCAGGCTCAATGGGATGAACTCTCAGGGCCAGGTGCTCACTCGTACCCGTGTCGAAGCGAAAGCGGCATTCAATCTTCGTTTCCGTACCATCGGCTATCTTCTCAAGTCGCTTCTAGGAGGTGTTTCAAGCGCCACTGAGGCGGGTGAAACTGTTGTGTACCGCCACACCTTCACTCTTAACCCGGCCGTGCTCCAGCCGACCCTATCTCTCTCGCTTGCCCGAGGTGGCTTTTCTCACCGCCAGGCCATTGGAGCAATCTGCGCTCGCCTTGGCATCAAAATGCCAAACGATGACGTGGTGAACTGTGACGCTGACCTCATGGCACGTTCAGAAACCAACGTGGCAAACTTCACCCCAGCTTTTGCCGCCAACGACTACTTAGCTCCGCATCAGATGGTGACAATCAAGGTTGCCGCCAACGTCGCTGGCCTTACTGGCGCAACGGCTTTGGTCCTCACTGATAGTGAAATCAACCTGGATCGTGGATCGCGTGGCAAACGGTCAATGTTATCGGTGCCGGATGTGGACTTTATCTCAAAGCTTCTTACCGTCACTGGTTCACTCACATTCGAAAAGGAAGATGATACCTACCGAGACCTTGCCGTAGCGAATACTACCCGCGCTATGTCAATCAGCATCATCAACACGGATCAGCCCATTGGTGTTGCAGCACGCCCTAGCCTTATCATCACCCTACCGAACGTCACCTTTATGGCTGAGGAGAGTGCCTCCCTAGACGATGTAGCGACTGAAAAGCTCAGCTTTGTGGCAAACTACGACGATACGGCAGCAAGTGGCATCACTGTCGCTGTGGTAAACGAGAAGGCTAACTACAACTAGACATGCAGCACACTAAAGTTATTGAGACCCCGGTAGAAAAGCGCAAGGTGGTCATTAAGACTATGCTCACGGGAGCCGAGCGCGAGACCGTGGATAACGCCCAGATGCAGTATATGAAGACAGACAATGGTACTGACTTCGTTATCACGGATATGAAGAAGGTGACGCTCGCTCAGAAGCATGAGCTCATCAATCTATCGGTGTTGAGCATCGACGAGGATGGCACCGACTGCCTCTCACGCCTCCAGCGGATGCCAGAGCCAGACTACCAGTTTGTGTACAGCTCTATCCTAGAAGAGCAAAAAAAAATGATGGAGTTGATCTCACCAGCATCATCATAGTTTGCGAGCACTTCGGCTGGGATTACGATACGTTCTATCGGCAACCCGACTTCTTTATCCGGGCAATAGTAAAATACCTACAAAAGAAATATGCAGCCGAACGTAGTCGTAAAAATTAACGCCCTCGATCAGTCAAAGGCGGCATTTGATAGTCTCAAGCGGAATATGGGGACCGTGCAGGAAAGCACGGCTCAAATGCGTCGCAAGATGGACGAGCTTGGTCCTGTCTTTCAGAAGATTGCCGCCGCTGGAGCGGTAGCCCTGGGCGGCATCGCCCTAGTGGCAAAGAGCGCCATCAAAAATGCCAGTGACCTCGGGGAGAGCATCAACGCCGTGAACGTGGTGTTCGGCGAGGGTGCCGACGAAATCCTCAAGTTCGGGGAGACAGCGGCTAAGAGCGTTGGCCTCGCCAAAGCCCAGTTCAACCAGATGGCCACCATCACTGGAGCGCTTCTCAAGGACACCGGACAGCCGCTGAGCGAGGTTGCCGACATGACCACCGAGCTGGCCACCCGCGCCGCTGATATGGCGTCCGTTTTCAATACTGACGTGTCCGACGCCATGAGCGCGATCAACCAGGCCATCCGTGGGGAAACGGAGGCTATTCGCCGTTATGCGGGGGATGTGACAGACGCCTCTCTCCAGACCTTTCTGTTCTCCCAGGGCATCCAAACGAACGTCACTGACCTCACCGAGCAGGAAAAGCGCCTGGTGCGTGTCCAGCTCATCATGCAGCAAACGGCCGTCACAGCGGGAGACTTCGCCAACACGAGCGACAGCCTGGCTAACCGGCAGCGCATCCTTCAAGCCGAGCTGACCAACCTATCAGCCAAGATCGGCCAGCAGCTCATCCCCGTGTTGGAGGGCGTGCTCAGCAAGGTTGCCCCAATCATTCAAAAGATGGGCGAGTGGATCGAGAAGCATCCTGTCCTGACCCGAAACATCATCATCGCCACCGCCGCCGTGGCAGGCTTGGCGGTCGTGGTAGGTGCCCTCGCTTTGGCTGTGAGCGTGCTCATGTCGCCAATAACACTGATAATCGCTGGCTTAGCTGCTTTAGGTACAGCCGTGTACGTTGTTGCTACCAAGTGGCAATCACTACCGCTTGCGTTGAAGATCATCTTATTGCCGATAAAATTGATGATTGAATACCTCAAAGACCTCTATGCCGCTTTTATGTGGGTCGCTGACGGGGTAGTATGGTTCGCTCAAAAGGTAACGGGTACCGTCGCTACCACCACCGCTGCCACTAAGGGCGCAGTGGTAGACCTGCAAGGCACCGTCAATCGGTTTGCGGACCCATTAGCAGGCCAATCCAAGAAGGTAGAAAACTTTGGTGGATCAATCGCAGGATTAGGGAAAGCGTCCAGCGAGACAGCCGACAAAATCAAAAGGCTCAAGGAAGAAGCGGCGGGCATATTTGATGATGTGGCCAAGGACGACGCTGATTCAAAAAAGCAGCTCGCCGAAGCTATCATCGAGCAGGAGAACGGCATTTCGGACAAAAAGAAGGAACTCCGGCAACTGGAAAAGGATGAAGACAACGACAGCAATGCCACCCGCATCCGTGAGCTGAGGAAGACCATCGCCGACGAAGAGCAAGCCCTCCGTACAACCCGTGACATGCGGGTTATGCTGCGTTCCGAGCTTGATGAGGCCGAACGCCGTGCTTCCCTGTCCGACTTTGAGCGGAAGGTGGAAGACATCCAGAAGGAGCGTGTAGCCCGCCTGGAGGCCCAGCTTGTGCGCTTACAGGAGATTCAGCAGGAAATCGGCGCAGAAAAGCTCAAGAGCAGCGCTATCGCTCAGTCCTTCGGCGCAGCCCAGAGCACTATGCAGTCAGCCATTGCTAAGACCCGTGAGGTAGCCGAGACCGAAGCCGAGCGCATGAAAAAGGCGTTTGACCGCGCTGTTTCGAGCATGAGCCAGCTATCAGGTGGAAAGCTGAGCGGTGGTAGCTTCTTCACCAGCAGCAAGATCAGCGGCCGGGCCAGCGGCGGTCCCGTGACAGGCGGCACCCCGTACATCGTCGGAGAAGTCGGTCCCGAGCTCTTCGTACCGAATGCGTCAGGCACCATCATCCCGAACAATGCCCTCCAACCGGCGATGGCTGGTGGTTCCCCGATCTATGTGACCATCACCGGCAACAGCTTCATGGGCGAGAAGGACATGGCCGAGCGGTTGCTCGATAAGGTGGTAGGGGTGCTTAAGCAAAATCAGCGCGTATGATTGTAGTCACTATCGGTGGAGTAGACCGCACTGCGCTTATCGAAGACATCACCATCACTGATAGCGTGAACAGTCGTGTCGATACCGCCGACTTCACCATTGAGAAAACGCCGCTCGATTCGTACACCCCCGCGCTTAATGCCGAGGTCATCGTCACGCGCAATAGCGTGCGAATTTTTGGTGGTGTCATCACCTCGATAGAGGATGAACTGGTAGGGGTGAACACCATCCGCTACCGCGTGTCCTGTATCGACTACACCTTTTTCCTCAATCGCAAGCTGGTGGTAGAGCGCTATGAGGGAGTGACCATCAACGCCATCATCGCTGATCTAGTCACGAAATACGCCCCCACCTTCACTACCACGGCTGTCATGGCTGACATTGAGGTAGCTTCAATTGCCTTCAACCGCATTACCATGAGTGATGCGCTCAAAAAGCTAGCCGATTTAGTGAACTACCAGTGGTATGTGGACTACAACCAGGATATCCATTTTTTCGCTAGTGACAGCGAGCCCGCACCGTTCTCCATCTCAGACGGTAACTACATCCGAGATAGCCTCAAAATCACCAAGGATATCAGTCAACTCCGCAACCGCGTGCTGGTTCAAGGTGGCGAAGTTCCCGGCACGCCTAGCACTGTGGAGCTGGCAGGGAACGGGGTGACGGCTGAGTTTGATACAAAATACAAGTTTGCGGAGCGTCCCACGGTACTCGTAGACGGATGGGCTCAAACTGTTGGCCTCGATAACACCGACGACGACGGCTCCTTTGACTGCATGTGGAGCTTCAATCAGAAATACCTTCGCTTCACCGCGGGCAATATCCCGCCACTCCCGACTGGTCCCGCCGTCACCAACATCGAGATCACGGGCAACCCCTTGCTGCCGATCCTGGTGAACGTCCCTGATCCAGCCTCAATCGCTGAGTTTGGCGAGTACGAGTTTGCCATCACGGACACCAACATCGTCTCCGAAGACCAGGCTATCGAACGCGGCCTAGCCGAGCTCAAGGCGTACGCCTCATCCATCGCTGAGGGGACGGTCGAAACCTATCGCTTTGGCTTGCGGTCGGGGCAGATCGTGCGCGCCACGGACGCCCTGAGAGCCCTAGACGAGGAGTTTGTCATCCAGAAGGTGCAATACCGCTACCTGTCCACTGACGCCACGTATGACGGCTTGTGGAGCGTCACACTGGCAACCCTCAAGACCGTTGGTATCATCTCGATTCTCCAAAAGCTCCTACTCAAGGAAGAGCTGACCATCGACGAGCAATTGTCGTTGGTGAACTTCCTGCGGTTGGAGGATGCCGTGGCGGTGGATGACACCATGGGTGCGGTCACGACGAACACGGGGCCGTTTGTTTGGGCTTTCTTGAGCAACAGCGACTTCTCTGACCAGCCGCCCTTCACAGCCGCCACATCCACCTTTCAGCGGTGGATAGACGGCACAGCGGGCGGCAGTACGACAAACAATCGCTATCGCTGGGCGCTTACCCCGTCAGGCACATCCACCTCGTCGGCTCAATTTGATACAGTAGACGACCGTGATTGTGTGACGATTGTAGCCACGGCCCTGGATAAGGTGGGCGCTACCGTCGATTTGGTGGCCGTATCCAACACGGTTACTTATCCAGGGCCTACACTTACGCTCCCCCAGTTAGCAACGGCTATACCTGTAGTAGCGGGTGAAACATACAATTTCAACATGGACTACTATTTGCAGTCTGTGAGCAACGCTGCCCAGGTGAGCAGCGTGATCCGCATAACTTGGTACGACGCCGCAGGCAATCGCGTAGGAAACACATCAACGGGCACAATCAATAACAGCAATCTAAATGCCTGGACTACGGTAGGTGGTTCGGCGGTAGCTCCAGCGGGGGCTGCCTATTTGGTAGTCGGGCCTTCCATTCAAGCATCAGGCGCAGATGGCGCAGGACGAGCCATGACGTGTAGCTACACCGACGTAGAGGTGTCTCAGACAGGTAAGACCCCTATGACCTGGGGCTTCTTCACCTGGGCATAGCGTATAATGACAGCATGAAAGGCCGCTATCGCTTCATCACTCAAGACGCTTCCGGAAAAGAGGTGGTTTCGCCTTGGTCTAAGAACCTCATCATGCAGGGTGCATCAAACGGGACTGGCCTGGTTGCCCGCGCCCTTATCAGCGATCCGACCTTCCCTCTCGGGATCACATCCGGGGAGATCGGCACCGGCTCTACGGCCCCCACGATCGGTGACACGAACCTGGAGACACCCGTCCTTACCGGCATCCTCATCCGCTCCAAGGTAGCTACAGCCACAAGGGTGACGCTCAAGCTCTATATCACCGATGCGGAGCTCGCCAACGGCACCTACCGCGAGTTTGCCCTACGCTCTGGTACCCAGCTCTTCGCCCGTTCGCTCATCACGCCTGTCTTCACCAAGGCCAGCGGGCAGAATGCTATGATTGAGTATCAGATAGATATTTCGTAATTTTATGATTGACCCCGGACAGGTCGGAGACCCAACAGACTTTATAATCAAAGCTGAGCGCAACGGCACCCCCGCCAATGATTTTGGTCATGTCGCACAGCTTGAAGACGATGCGATGATCCACTCTGTTTTCCTTCGTGACAACATGGCAACCGATGCTAGTGATGGCGACCTCATCATCAGTTCTGGTACAACCACTATAAACTGTGCAGGCGCAGCACTTGTTGTAAGAAACTACGGAGATGTTTCTATCACAGGCACCGCCAATCTCGCGTTTTCAAACCCGAACGCTAACGGCACGACGATCATCATAAACTGCCGAAAACTCACCGTGACATCGAGCGCTAACCCGGCAATCAACGCATCTGGTATGGGAGCGGCTGGTGGTACTGGCGCTACAACCGCAGCCAACGCTACTACGGTCCCACATGGGGCTGCTACACCGGCTTATGGCCTATCGCTGTACAAGGTATTAGCCCCGACCACTGGCAGTCCGGGTGGTGCACCATCAGCCGACTTCACCACCATGCTTAAATCATTGTGGACTGGCCTATTTCCATTTTTAGTCCCTGGCAGTGGTGGTGCAGGCGGGAGCGTCCGCACGTTCAATAACGGTGGCGTTGCCGTGACTGGCGGAAACGGCGGTCGAGGCGGCGGCGCTTTGATAATCAATTGTAGTGGGGAATGGGACGTCACCTCAAACATCAGCGTTGCAGGCGCGGCAGGTGGAAACGCATCTGGCGGCGGTACGGAACATATGCGAGGTGGTGGAGGTGGTGGAGGTGGTGGCTTCTTCGTCGGCATCTACAGGCGCTTAATTGCTAACTCTGGGAGCGTTGTGAAGACTGGTGGAGCAGGCGGCACTGGAGCGGAGGTGGGAACCACGGGCGACACCGGCCGTGGTGGTGCTGGGGGATCATCTACTAACGCCGTGGGTAGCGCTGCTACCGGAACATCGACCCGCGATGGTGGAGCAGGCAGCACTGGACTATCTATAGTCACTCGAAATACGGGCCTAGCTTCGTAAGATTTTGGAGATGCTATAATTTTGTTGCATGGAAAGCACCGAAATCACCAGAATCGTCAAACAAGAAATCGACACTATGCTTGCTAATTTTATCCGCAAGTTTTGGTACGTTGTTATCGGTATGGTTCTCGCATCAGCCGCCGCCTGGTACTCTCTCTACTACCAAGTGCAGCAGCTAGACGCCGAGGCTGAGGCAGATATGGCGTACAACAAAGAGCAGATAGCGGATAACCAGAAACAGATTGATACCCTGCGCACTGACTACAAGAGTGACATCAGGGAGATCAAGGAAGACCTCAAGTACATTCGAGATAAGTTCTAATAGTCCCTATGAACACTCCCATCGCTGTCATCACTCATCACACTGGCGGCACTGACGCTAATCCGCTTGCTGACAGTTCCAATTATACGGTTGAGCAATGTGACCGCGACCACTTAGCAAACCCGCGTATAAATTTGGGTTATCCTTCTAGCCTTGGTTATTATGTGGGGTATCACTACTACATAAACAAGACGGGACAAGTAACTCAAACCCGTCTTCACATTGACATAGGCGCACATTGTTTTGGTATGAACAAGTCATCTATCGGCGTGTGCTTTGCCGGAAACTTCGACCTCACCCTCCCCACTCAGGCGCAGATGGAAGCCTGGTACAAGCTGTATGGCGACCTACTTAAAAAGTACCCAAATATCCCGACCTACCCGCACAGAAAGTACGCGACAAAGACGTGTCATGGGCGGCTGCTGCGTGATGACCACTTTGCCGTGCAGTACCAGATATTCTCACTCACGCAAAAGATCGCGCAGCTACGGGCGCTCATGATCAACTTAATAACTAAACGTAGACACAAATAATATGACTGAATCACCATTGATGAAGCGAGTTAAGTCGTTCCTATGGCGCGGAGGAATGATCGGAGTAGCGGCGTTTGTAGCATACGCACTCGACAACCTCGCGGCGCTTGAACTACCGCAGCTCGTTACTCTCATCCTAGGTCTCATCCTCGGCGAGGTGAGCAAAGCTTTGAATGCTAAAGCTGCCAAGTAATACACACAGCCCCTCGGGGCTTTTTGTGTACCTGGGTGCTAGACTTGGAAGTATGCAGATTGTCAAGGTGACACCATATGAGGATCGCGGCCTACTCAGGCAACACATTGAGTGGGTAGACGGCGATAGTCACGGTGTTGCCGATAGCCATTGCGCTCTCACAGGTGTCTCTCTCGGGGCCAACTGGACGCTCTGTGTCCACCACTGTCGGATGCACGGACATTTCTCGACCGAGGTAAACAGCCGAATAGGGCTGGTTGCCATAGGGGTTATCCATCCGGCGGCGTTGGCGCTCTACATTCGGCAGAACAACATATACCCAGAGACTAAGCTCGACCGCGAGCGCCGAAAGCTAGATGGTGTATAATCAATGAGGCGCATCAGCCACGCCATTTTTTTACAGGGTGGGGAGCACTCTTGTTTGGCAAATCAGGCACCTTCACGGGTGCCTTTTTTGTGGTCTGTGTATAACTCACTGGCGCATTGTTACTATTATGGTAACATTACTGTGTTGGGAAACCAGCATTATAAATTAAGCATAAAATCAATGGCAGCCAAAACGCTCCCGCTTACAAAAGCTCTCTATACCGCGATGTGTGAGCACGTACAGGACCCGATCAGACACCCTCGCCCTAAGATCATGAAGAAGTTTAACCTCAAGCAGTCGAACAATTTCTACCGCAAATTCTACTTTGCCATGATGCAGGAAGCGCAGGAAGCACGAGAGCTACTTTAACAACCTAAGCTCCCCACATGGAAACAAAAAAGAAGACATCCATATACACCAAGCTCCTTGAGTTTCAGAAGGCTGGCATATCAATCAAAAAAGACTCTAACAACCCGCACTTCAAAAGCAAGTATGCAGATATTGATGAGGTACTAGAGAAGGTCAAACCGGCTCTCAGCGCAGTGAGCATCGTTCTCACTCAGATACCAGATGCAAACGGGCTCAAGACGGTCCTCTACGACACAGAAAGTGAGACATCCATCGAGAGCTACCTAGAGTTTTCCCAGAAGGGCGACCCACAGAAACTTGGATCGAACATCACCTACTATCGGCGCTACGCTCTAGTAGCCATGCTCGGCCTAGAAGCTGACGATGATGATGCGAATGCGGCAGTCGCTAAGGCTACACCAGCCAGGCCAGCTCAGGCGGCACCAAAGCCCGCAGCCCACGCCCGTAAGCCAGCAGAACCGGCCATAACCGTTGAGGCCGCTATCGAGCTGATCGCCAAGACCACATCACTTGACGAACTAAAGACAACCTTCAGGGGCTTACCAAATGGCCTATGGAAAGACCCAGAGGTAGACGCCATGAAGGAACAGCGAAAGATAGAGCTTACTAACTCAACAGCATAATCTATGAATTTAAATTCCGTTACACTCGTTGGTCGGCTCACTAGGGACCCTGAATTAAAAGCATTGCCGAGCGGCCAGCACGTCTGCAATTTCTCACTCGCTACATCACGGTCATACGAGCGGCAGGGCGAAAGAAAGGAGGACACCGAATACCACAACATTGTCGTGTACGACCTGGCCGCTGAGAACTGCGCTAGGTACCTCCGAAAGGGCGGCATCTGCCTCGTAGAAGGGCGGCTAGCTACCCGGTCCTGGGATAAAGATGGAGTGAAGCACTACCGGACTGAGATCGTCGCTCAGCGAGTGCAGTTTGGTCCGAAGCTGACAAGCGCCAGTGCAGAAACAGAGCCGAGAGTGGTCCCAGACTACCCGGAGGAGGAGATTAACCCAGAAAACATCCCCTTCTAGCGTATGTCACTTGAAACCCCAGACCGCGATGACCGCGACTGGTGGGAAGGAAAGGCAGCACGAGAGCGCCGCATGGCACAGTTCCGTCCCAGTCGCCGCCTCCACATCCTTCGCACCCTCTACCGCTTTACCTTCACGCCCGCCTTCCTCTTACTAACCTTCGTAGCTGTAATAACATCATGGATAATTTTGACCAATTGATCGACGGAGTTATCTCATTCGGGCTAGTTGCCGTTGTAGTGTTATCCGTACTGGTAGTAGCTAAACATCTCGCAAATATCGCTACTGTATGAAAACCTCGCAAGTTGCCTGGATAGCTAAGCAGCTCGAAACCAGGGGCACCATCACGCGCAACCAGTGCCTATCCCGCTTTATTAGCCGCCTCGCCGCCCGTATCGCAGATCTACGCGCCGAAGGCTGGCAGATCGCTGGGGAGCGCTTGCCAAAGAAGAATGGCGTAGATTATCGGTACACCCTTATTAGTAAGCCTCAGTAGCTAAAAACATACTAAAAATCTTATGAAAGAATTTGTAATCAGAAGTATATTGATCGTTATCGGTGTTGGTGTAATCGCAGGCTTCCTGTTTGGAGCAGGGGCGGTATACGCAGAGTTCAGAGGGTACTACCAGGAGAAGCGCGGACAAGCAGCATTGAGAGAGGCAGAGTGGGATAGGCAAATCTCCATCGAAGAAGCGCGGGCAGCAAATGAAAGCGCCACCTTGCAGGCCGAGGCTCGCATCAAACAGGAAACTGCAAATGCAGAGGCAGAGATTATCCGCGCTCGTGGAGTAGCAGAGGCGAACAAGATTATTGGTGAAGGTTTGAAAGACAACGACGAGTACCTTCGCTACTTATGGATTCAGAGCACCAAGGGTGGCCAGGTGATCTATATCCCGACGGAAGCCGGACTGCCTGTATTAGAAGCTGGCAAGCGATAAGATTATGACACCCCTCATCATCGCCCTCCTACTCCTCACCAACCAGGCCCGCACTACCCCGCTCACCTACGACACCGACCTATCCGCCCGCGCCCAGACCCGTGCCGAACAGCTATGCACCGACAGGCAGTGGTCCCACGACGGCTGGAAGGCGGCCTTTGAAGGCTACAGCGGCTATGTAGCGGAGAACCTCGCCAAGTTCCCCGTCGTAAAGAAACAGACCGACCTACAGCGGGCAACGGCTATTCAGACGGCCCTCATGGCCTCGCCTACCCACAAGGCCAACATCGTAGACCAGAAGTTTAATAGCGTCGGAATAGGTACCGCGTGTGACGTGACGGTGTACCTGTTCTGGAGTGGTAAGAAATAGCCTATGGAAAATGAGTACCTTGACCACAAGTTTGAGCAGTGGTTTACCATGCCGCTTAATTTTGACGATAGAATAAATCACATTATCAGCGATACCGCCCGCTTGGCGTTTAAGCGAGGGTATCTCACTCCACCACCTACGCTGCTTGAGCGCTTTATGCTCGCGTTTGGGAGCGGTAAGAAATAGATATGAAAGTGAACCTAGAGCAAGATGAGATTATTGCCAAACACGCCTACCTGATCGCCGACAAACAAGCGCAGACCATAAACAGCTACTGCAAACTCTACATAAAGACGAAACCGTGGTGGCTGCCGGAAGTGCTTTATAAGTGGGTGATCGGTAAAGTACTAGTTTTGGCGCACTTCAAGAAGCCTACCCGTACTATCGTAAACCTATGACAAATCCCGAACACGAAGCCATCCTCATCCGCGAGCACGCCCGGCTGCGTAAGCTGATCATAGGCTTGCCGTAGTATGAACCCGTCCTTTTACCGAACAGTCGTAGATTCCCCACAGTGGCAAGCGTGGGTAGAGCTAAATGAGCTGACCCCTGGCTGGGATGTGTACGAGGCAATGGAGTGTGGCTGGTTATCGCCAGAACACTTCCAGGCATTTCTCAGGTTCGCGGCCACCCCAGCCGCCTCCACCCTTCATGATCTGTAAGCTACTCCGCCGCCGTAAGCACTTATTCGCCCCACTAAAGTGCGCTGCTTGTAAGGACGTAATAGAGCTGGGGCAGCAATACTACACTAGTCGAGGGGCCGGTTTGGAATTTCACGCAGAATGCGTCTCGCTTACGCCGTTTCCGCAAACGCTTCATCTCCCTAATCCAACTCAGAAAGAGATAAATTGAAGGTGGTATCATTGCGGTAGGTCCGTTCATCAAAGGAGGCAGTCATGTTCGCACATGCTGACGCGAGATAGATGTGGTACCGCCCACGTCACCGCTATCGAGCGCAGATGCGTCTCTACCGATCCTTGCGGGACTTCATGACACCCGCACAGGCGCGTCTCGTGCTCATGACCATCATCGAGCAGCGCTAACGCTACCCCACCTCTCAATGAGGTGGGTTTCTTATTGCTACAATAAGCGGATGAAATTTACTATCGCCATTCCGCAAAAGGTATCTTTGAACGCAATATACGCCGGGGTACATTTTCGGAAGCGGATGGAGCACAAGGAGGCGTACTGGTGTGCTGTCCTAGAGGCCAAAATTGACCGCTACGAGGGTCCGTACCCCATACACGTTCATTATCACTTCAAGCTGCACGGAACGCCCCTAGACATCGATAATCACGTCTACATGGCCAAGATGGTGGCTGATTCGCTAGTGGTCGCGGGGATCATCCCCGGTGACGAGCAGGAGTACATTGGTGCCATCACCATCACGGCTGAGAAGGTGAGGAAGGGCGGGACCGATGAGGTGGAGGTTAGTTTGACCCCGCTGACGCATTAAGCGGCGACCCCTACGACCACCAGTGGCACCGCTGGTATCCCCCGCCCTTGCCTAATCAAATTGTACAGCTCACCCTCATAATAGCCGGGACCAGAAGACATATCTTTTTGCAGCTCTTTCATCGGTAAAATCTCGACGCCGATATCAATCACGTCACCAACATAAAAAGCCATATGCTTCACGAATAGGTCGTAGGCTACAAACGAGTATTTCCCAAACTGGACCTCAACAGCCACTCGATCTTTCACAAAGTCTGTCTGGTTATACGAAAAGATTGGCACTTCACCAGACGCTTCAATCTCAACTTTTTGTTCGACCGCCGTTAAGCTCATCGTGCGTCGGATCATCTTAGCGTCTTTAGTTACCCAGTATGATGTCCGGCTCTCATTCCATCCACGCAGCTTAAACTCTTGGTTGATTGCTGCATTCATCTCTTTAGGGGAATACAACATCTTCCCCATCATCGTCTTTTCCTGCGATACCTTAGTCTTGAAAGCGAGGGCATTCACCCCGGCAATCACATCTTGAATCTCCTGCCAGAGTTGGGGCTTATGCACTATGAGGTACTCAAGCCCGTTTAAATGGGAATAAGTCTCTACAATCCTCACTTATGGCCACCGTACGGCAGTAAGGGATCATACACGGGCTTATCCATCGGCCGTGTTTCAAGGGTCCCAGCGCGGAACTGGTGGACCCGACGCCAAGCTACATCAACGTATTGCTGCATTACGTCGCAGCCGTAGCCAACGCGATCATGCTTGATGGCGGCGATGACGCTGCTGCCGACGCCCATGTACGGATCGAACACGGCATCACCTGGCTCAGTGAGTGACACCACCAAGCGCTCCACCAGCTCGACGGGGAACTGGCAGGGGTGGATGGTCTTCTCTACGTGGTTCGACTTCACGTTGGGGAATATCCAAACGTCGCCGGGGTTCTTGCCGAGAGGGTTGCAGGAAAGTTGACCCGCCTTTGGTCCCTTAAAATACTTCTTGGTAGGGTACTTAGAGGGAACACGGATAGGGTCTAGGTTGAAGGTGTAGTCGTCACCTTTAGTGAACCACAGGATCGTCTCATAGCGGCCAGAGAGGCGCTTTGAGCAGTGCAGACCATGCTCAAAATGCCAGACGATCCGGTTCCGCAGCTTAAGCCCGTGCTCTTGGAAAACTGGGTAGAGGATCATGTCCAAGGGGAAAATCTCACCCTTCTGAACGTGATTGCCAACCTGCCAGCACAGCGACCCTGTAGGAGAGAGTAGCCGCACACACTCAGAGATTACCTGAGCTTGCGCTTTCACATACTCAGCGAGAGGCGAACGTGCCTCGTACGACTTTCCGATGTTGTACGGCGGTGAGGTAACAATGAGCTTCATGCTCTCCTTGGGGAGAGGGCGCATGAAGGCTAAGTTGTCCTGGCAACCCATGTGCACCGAACGGTCCACCTGGAGCTGCCGCACGGCGCTCTGAGACATTGATTTTCCTAGCATAATTCTTGTCTTAGTGTGACAGATTCGCCTTGTGGCGAACGGCCGTCAAGTGATTCGGGTTCATTATCCACAGGGTAGAATGGACTTCGCACTACCCCGCCGCCGGAAGTCTGATAGTATTACAGACATGCTATCCAGAGTACAAAGCACTGAGTGCGTAAACGGCTTCGGCTGTGTTATACTTTCAATGTTCTGGATAGCACCTAACCGCAGCAAGCTCACGGCGTAAGCCTTGGGCTTTTTGCGTTTTTGATGGTTGGTTCACGGGGGAAAAATAAAGTCAGTTTGTGCGGTGAGACAATGGCAGGTAGCGCTACCACGGCTCGTTTAGGAGAGGAAGGCCACGACCTGGGCACAAGCAAAATATACCCGTATGTAAAGTAAATCTGACTTTCGGGGAGTTCCCCGCGAACCAATCATCAAAGCCGAGAGACACCCTCACAGTGGTAGCAGGCTTATAGCAGCTACGGATGTGAGCAATCGACCGACCGACACCCACACGGAATGAGAAAAAGGGCCGCGCGTCTTTTTTCTTCTAATGCTACTACTATCCAGCAAGGCTCGACACTCGTCGAACATGGCAAGGACAAGGGGCATTCCGGGGGGAGAGGGAGGGAGAGAAGGAAGATTACCAGGCCCGCAGGGCCTTACGTTAACTTATGAGCCTATGAAAGTAGAAGACCAAGTTTGTTCCCTTGAATTGGCAAAGCGCCTCAAGGAACTAGGAGTGAAGCAAGAGAGCTTCTTCGGATGGAATCTTGAACACGCCCGCATTACAGCATCGGGCGCCGTAGAGAATTGGGTAGGTGATGAGCGCGCTTGCGCCTTCACCGTCGCCGAGCTGGGTGAGATGTTGCCATATATCATCAAGGTAGGACGCGAATGGTATTTTTTAGAGGTGCACAGGACATTTCATGGTTGGGAGGTTCGCTATGCACTTGAGCAATCATACGATGCGCCAGTGATTCCTTTCAGTGGCATATGGGCCACTATCGAAGCCGACGCCCGCGCCAAGATGCTCATCTACCTAATCGAGAACGGGCTGTATGAGCCAAAACAGTAGGTTCTCGACCCACGTACGCATTGACCCACGGCAGAAGGATTGGCTGGAGGAGCATAAGGACACGAAGACAGTAGCAGGGTTCCTAGATAAAATTATCAATCAGTATAAAAACAGCAATGAACTTCATACATGACATAGCCACTAAGGCAGCACACAGAAAGGCATCAATGATAGATGCTCACCTCGCTCGCTTCCTTACAGAGCAAGGTATTCAAACCACTCCCTGGGATGTGGAGCCGGTGCGAGAGCAGCTTAAGAAAGCTGGCTTTGAGCTGGTGCACGAATTGAAGAAGTATAGTGAGAATGAGGTACATACATTCAAGTTGGTGAAGGTATACAGCCAGACTTCCTTAGAGATTCCGATACCTTACGTCAGCGTAGCGTTAAACGAATAGCCCCAAAGTTGTATGCCCCTCAAGTTTGACCACATCAAAGCCGCCCTCGCCGCTCCTCCAAAAACAAAGCAAACCTGGTCAGGCGTCGAGGTAGTAGATCACTTCAAAGCCTTCTTCGATATCCCTGAGACCGGCCCGTGGGGATACCCCGCCTGGCTGCGGCATATCAAGGCCAACAGCGTCACCATCCACCAGGCCAAGCAACTCACCCGCATCATGTCCGAACGGGAGGCATGGCTCCTAAAGAATAAGGGGGAACAACTGCACAGGGGGAAGTGGATGTTCAACCGCTTCCGGAAGGAGATCAAGGAAATGGGGGTAGATAAATTTATTAGCGCTAACAGCCGGTAGCATGATTGACCGAACCACCATCGACAAAAAGACCAACATCATCATGCACCGGGTAGAGAAGCTTTCCCGAGGAGAAGGCCAGCTCGGCACCCTAGAGGCTGTTATCAGAAAGATACTCATTGAGGTAGACGAGGCTGCCCAGGAGCGCGGCTACCAGGAAGGTATCGCAAACCTTGAAGACATCATGAAGCAGACCCGCGCCGAGATGCACAAAGAATTAGCCGACGCAGCAGGTCGGTGACGCTGAACAATTATGACTACCAATAGCAATCGCACGACCAAGCGCTTACCCCCCCCACGCCGCAATAGCGATGAGGAGCGGGAGTACTACACCAAGCTCACCGCCAGCCTCATCAGCCGGGACCTAGAGGCCACCAGGAAGCTGGTAGCCACCTGGCCGACACAGAAGGTCAAGGGACGCTACAACGAAGTGATGTGGTTCGGCATGAACTCGACGCCACCGCCAAACGTGAAGTGGTGGGCAGCAAGAAAGAAAGAGGTTACTAATGACTAATTACCCCACACATGCACACACACGATGACGAGAAGCCAGACTTCCACATGAAAGGATTACAGCGCTCCGAGTGCGCTAAAGAGGCGGGAGAACTCACTGTGGTAAGGCTTGGCTATGTCACCACACTACAGGAAGAAGCGTACACCGCTGGCTACCAGAAGGCGGTGGAGGATTGCATCAAACTGTCAGACGAGATTGAACACAGAGAACCAGATGGAGGCACAAAGCAATGGATGGCGTTCAAAGCCTTTCGCAACACGATGAGGGACACCCTAGCAGCTAAGAAAAAGTAACATGGATTTGCACCGAGACATCCCACTTCAAAAAATGCACAAGTACGCTGATGCGATGGAGTTTCGCATTATCGAAATTGCAAAATCGCAAGACGGAGTGTTCGGTGTATCACCACGCTATCGTGATGACCTCATCAGACGTTGTTGTAAGCGTATGGTAAAGAGAGGGATATTCAAGCAAGTACGTCGCGGAGTGTTCGAGTCTTATAAGTTAGTTAATAAAACACCATGACCCTCATCACAGACCTCATAAAGCAGCAGCAAACAGCAGATATGGAGATGTGCCGCGACATTGTGTACGCACTACGCGACGCGGGCTACGAGATACCCGAGAAGTTCCGCGTCCTTTTGGAGCAAAAAAGTAAAGCCAACACAGCCCAAACCGCCACACAGGTAGTGGATGCGGTGGTGGGGATGTGTGAGGGGATGAAAGAGAAAAAATATTCAGTCACCAATCTAGTTTATGCTGGCAGGAACCACGAAGTAGAGGCACATATGGAAATTGTTCATAAAGCCGTCCTCGACAACATTATCACCACCCTCCGCGCCCAAGTAAGTGAGGGGGATAAGAAATAACAATTATGAAAAAATATTTGTACGACATTGTGTTCTTTAGCGGCCTAGCAATATGGCTTGGTGGAAGTGCCTACTATGGCTGGAACAAAACCGCGACAGACGTAGGAAAGAAGTTTACTGATGCACTCGGCACTATTCTTATGGTCTACGGCCTTGCTAATTCTTTCGTACGCGGCATTAAAACCGAGGTAAACGTGAATTATCACTCCCCCACCCCCAGCGATGATAAGCAATAACAACTATGACTTCAAAAAGGAAACTCTGCCCCACCTGTAATCTAGTGGATGTTAGCGTGCCACACACCTGCATAACCTTCGCTCCAGCAATTAACCAGAAAAGGAACAGCCCCGCATAGTGTATGGGACTACTAGACGACGATGTACCACCGCTTTGGACACCACCTAAGCCACGCAGATACGAAAAACAAACAGCATTAAGCCAGGAGGCGCGGGATACAGAATTAAACAACTTCGACAGGGAAATCGAAGGAGAAAATTACAAGCAACCAGATAACTAGTATGGCAACTTACATCATAACCGCCGAGGGTAAAGAGGAGTTCGATGTTAACGGTAAGAGTTTAGGGGTGGGTGAAAAGCGAGCGGTGTTTTACGCAACTAAAATTGGTCGCCGCCGCCTTTATCGAAACTATCTAGCAAATCCAGCACCAGGTCTTCGCCTATTGACCTACAGAAGCATGAAGCGTGCCCAGGAAGTTTGTGACAGAACGAACGAGATAGATGGCGGTAATGAGTTTAAGGTGGAAGTTTTATGACCACACCACAAGAGCACACACCGGAGCACGCCATTACCCTTAACCCAGAGTAAAATATGAAGCCCTACAATGAATTAAAGGAGGAATACACACCGGGAGGCATAGCCACCATATACCTTATCGTGTTTATAAAGTTTGCATTCAGAGCAGGTTTGTTTTTAACCATGTGCTATTTAGCATACGCTTTTGCCAAACAAGGCCGCATTGAAGCGTCCTTGTTGGTCGGTATTGCGTACCTACTGGCGCTGTTGGTAGATAAAAAGCCCACCACCTAGCCATGCCTCGCCCCGCCCCTTCTGCTGCCCCCGCTGTGAGGCGTTTCATAGGGAGGTGGTTACTAATAACAACAGGGAGGTATGTATCAAATCAACTGGGGAACAATCGTCAAATCCCGAGGCTACCTAGCCGTCCACTGCCCCGATCACCCGCACCGCTTCACTGATCGCTACGTGTTTGTGCATCGCGTAGTTATGGAGCAGCATCTAGGCCGATTACTCACACCAGACGAGATTGTTCACCACATCAACGACGACAAGCACGACAACCGCCTGGAGAACCTCCAGCTCGTGACAAGGGCCGAGCACGCTCGCATCCACGGCGAGGGGAAGTCGCGCACGATGGTGACGCTCGACTGTCCCGGTTGTGGCCAGTCTTTCACCCGTGAGCGGCGAAAGACCCACCTAGTGCGGAAGGGATACCGCCAGACATTTTGCACCCGCCAGTGCATCGGCCGCGCTTGTGGTGCAAACCAGAAGCAAAAGGGGTTAGACGTTGCCGCCTAA